CGCTGACTGTTGTGACAGCCTTTGCGAAGCGGTGTGCGAGTGCTGCGTATCCGTAGACCTGGAAACGAACTGTGAGGTTCGCTGAGAGGACGTCTGGAAGTACGCGAGTCTTAACGCCAGACTCAAAGAGGTAAGAATCTGAGAACTTACCGATGAGGACTGGAGCTTGGTTTGTGCTTGAACCGTAGGTCAATGGCATTGTTGCATCGACATAGACAGGAACGCCGTGAATTGTTCCAACGAGGCCCTTTGAAGCACCTGGAGCATCGACAACACCAGAAGCGTTGAATGGACCAGCAGCCTTAGGAACGATCAATGGACGTGAAGCGCTGTCTGTCTGTGAAGACAACCAGTACCAAGTTGACGGAGCCATAACGATGGCCTCGACATCCTTGTAACGGTTACGAACAACTTGGCTGATACCAGCAGCGAAGGCCTTGAGGCCACCGACAGCAGAAGGTGTTGTCTCAGTCCATGTTGTAGGGATTCCGTTTGTTGTGTCTGCACCAAGGTTGATGAAGCCACGAAGTGTGCCTGATGTGCCGTCGCCGTTTCCGAGGACTGCTGTGTTGAGTTGTAGCGCGTAGTCAGCCATCAAGTCACCGAAGACCATACGATCTAGGCCACCTGAGAGTGGAGACATTTCAACGAGTTGGATCGATACGTTCTCATAACCTGAGATTGTGCGAACCGGCGCTGTTACTGTTGAAGTAACGAGATCGCGGATTGTTGTCGCAGCGTTGTCTGGGTTCTGGAAAGCAGTCTTAGAACCGAGAGTGATTGCTGGGATGTTGATGCTGTCTGTACCCATTGGCAGAGCCATCTTGGTAGCGAGGTCAGCAGTAACACGAGCAGCACGAGCGAACTCTGCGTATTCGTTGATCAACCAAATTGGTGGAACGAAATCTCCACCAGTACCGTTTGTTAGGCCGATGTCACGAGTTTCGATTGCGACTTCTTGCTGGTGGCGGTTTAGGCGCTCCCATGAAGATTGGTCGTTGCGAAGTTGTGCGCCGATCATGTCACGGACGAAAGAATTATCGCCATGCTTGTCGTATGTCATTGCTTCGCGTGTGATGGTAGCGGCTGATCCGTAGACCTTTACGCCAGCTTCCTTGCGTGATTCTGCGATTGCAGCAGTACGAGCTTCGACAGCTTCCTGCTTAGCAATGCGCTCATCAAGTGAAGCGATCTCGTCTTGCTTCGCTTCAGCTGATGCTAGAGCTTCTGCGTCAACTTCTTCTGCTGCGATGGTTGATTCAACCTCGGCAACAAGAGCGTCGCGCTGCTCCTTGAGCTTTGCTGATAGAGTCATTTTGACCCTTTCTTGTGAGTGGGGTGAGAATGACCGTCGGGGCTGATGCGCCGAGGGTTAACCCTTACGCTTTTGGCGTAGGGAATACTGATTGAACTTGAGCGCCAACTTGCGCTTTGCTAGTTCGAGGTCTGCAACTTCATCTGCGCTGCGAGCGCCGAGTGAGGTTGAGTTGTAGGCTGGCCATGTCACTGCTGAAACCTCATAGAGATCGAGGTCGGTAAGTGTGCGTAGGCCGTTCTCCTTTGTCTGTCCGTCTGGACCAACTGAGAACGCGAATGACATTTTGTTGACATCTCCGCGCTCGATGGCAGAAGCCAACTCAGCAGCGCGAGGATTCTTCATGTCTAAATCCGCTTCCATGCGAAGTCCATGATCATCTTCGGCTAGGCGAAGGGTTCCGGACTGAGTAGAAGCGAGGGGAAGTTGATCTGTGTCGTGATTGACCAACAAGAAAACTGGGTTATCGGTTGAGAGTGAGCGACTGAAAGCGCCAGGGGCGATCATCTCGCGGAAGTTCAATCCGGTTGCTTCTTGGTTGAAGGTTGCTGCATAACCAGCGATCTTGAAGTTCTCATCAACTTGGCCGACAGCACGCAACTCGGCTTCCATTGTGATCTTCTCTGCGCTGCGAATCATTGTCTTGCGTTCTTCGATCATTGGTTGATCAGCCTTTCGTGGTGAAGGGAGTGGCTTGATGATGGTCAAGTAGTTTGAGCGATGAACTGTTACGGTGTCAGTTGCAACCCATCCATTCCCCTGCTCGTGATAAATGCGAACGTGAAAAACCGGATTGTCGTCGGTGGCTTCCATTGAATAACCATCGGACGAACTTGCTGTGCCACGTGAAGTTACCTTCTCGACTCGACCGCGAGCGCGACCATTAGAAGTTGACCAGGAGACATAAGTACCTTCTCCGATGCGGGCAGAAGCAGCACGATCTTCGAATGGTGGCTTGATCTCTTCATCTGAGAACTTCTCTGCCATCTTTGCGTAATAGGCAGTCACTTTGTCCTTGATCGCTTCTTTGTCTGCGTCAGGAATATCGACTCCACCACGAGCGCCTTGAAGAACTGCGGCAACTGCAAAGATAGCGCGAGGAATAGCAGTCAACTCACCATCGACGATGTCGGCGAATTGGAGTTTGTAACTTCCGAGCTTCTCTTTGTCAGACTCGTCGCAATAGAAGAACGCTTTGCCGTACTTGTCCCAGTCCATTGCATCTTTGCCGCCAGCCCACTTTTGGACTCGCTTGTCGGCTGCTGCTGCGCTCCATGCTTTGTCGCGAGCTGCAATCGGTAAATCTTCAGCGCCGTATCCGGCACGATCGGCAGTCCAGGAATCTTCATTGCTGTAATCATCTTCGTTCATCTTGACAGCGGCGTCGGCATCCTCGGTTGGTGAGTAATCCTCTGGCTTTGCAGCGGCGTTCTCTTCTGAATCTTCATCTTCGTCAGGATCATCGAGATTAAGAGCATCGATGACTGGATCGAGAGCGTTATCTGCTGCGACAAGAAGGTAGTACGCCTGTGCAGCGATTGGGTTGGAATCTTTGATCTGTTCAAGCAATGCCTGGGCTGCGTCAATCGAAGCATCTACAGCCATCACGCTATTGGCTACGCCGTAGGCGTTAGTTCCAAAGACTGAAGGTGAGTCGTCATCCATCGAGTTTTCTTCTTTCACGAAAGCCGAACGCTCGGCAAGTTGATCACGAATTTTCGACGACCAAGAGAGACCTGGTTCGCCACCCCATGCGCTCCAAGCAACGCGACCAGCAGAAGGGAATCCCTCTTCACCAGCGTTGAAGCCTGTTGCTTTGCTGTCTACTTGATGACGCTTGAGGAAGCTATACATCCGCAGAACTGTCTCGGCTGATAGTGAATGACCAGCCGCTAAATCTGAAGCACGCTTGCGACCTGTGCTAGTGAAACCGTCACCGGCTTTGCCGTCGGCGATCCATTCCAAAGCCATCTTCGCTTCGTCTTGAACGCCCTTGGGTGGACGGTATGTGTCAGCCATTACTCAACCACGCCCATGATTGGCGCTTGGATATCACCGTCTGATCCGAGCGATGGAATTTCGCCGCCAGCGGTGATGTTGCCAGCGAGACCTTGGTTGAATACGTCGCCGCCTTCGTAAGTCTCATAGCCTTCCATGACGCGAACTTCGTTTGGAGTACGAGCGCCCATTGCGATGTGAAGCGCGTTGACCTTTGCGCGAGATAGCGCATCAGAACGGAGAAGGTGTGAGGTGTCGAAGACGACATCTGTGCCTTCTGGGAATAGTTGAGATAGACCAACCTCAAGTCGGCGAAGCCAAGGCATGATGGTGTGGGTCAGGAAGTTCAGCGATGCTTGCTCGACGTTCTGATATGTCTGGTTATCGCCAGAAGCCAAGATCAAGTGTGAAGGAATACGGAAGACGCGAGCGATGTCGCGGATCAACTGTTCGCGGGTTTCGATCATTTGCTGATCGGCCGCTGATGTTGTGATTGGCTTCCACTTCAAGCCGTCTGAAAGAACTGATGGCAGACGATGGCGAGTGTGGGTTGCCTTGAAGGTGTCGCGGATGACTGCGGCTTGCTCACGAGTCAACTTCTGATCTGTCTCAAGAACGGATGATGGTGTTGCGCCTTCTCCGTAGAACTGACCGATGTGACGATCCATTGCCATCGCAATTCCGATGAGGTTGCGGTTCTGGATCATTGGTGAGACGCCGACCAAAGATTGTGGTGGTGTAATCCAGCGAAGGTGCATGATCTCGTCGGCAGAAATTTCGTTGCCGAGGTGGAGATACTTGCGGCCGATCTGATCGCCGGTTGGTAGCACCTGCATCTGGTAAGGATGGAGTGGGACAAGGCCAATCATGTTGCCGCGCTTGTCGACATCTTTGTGGACATAGGCGTTGCCATGAAGTGAGAGCGAGAACATGATCTGGTGAATCAACTCAAACATATTCGATTCAGGATCAGGATTCATCAATACATCTGGAAGTCCTACTGATACTCGCTTGCCGTTGATTACTTTGAAAGCGCGAAGTGGCAAGGAAGCAACTGTGTCAGATAGCAAAGATACGCAACCGAGGACTGCGGAGATTCCTAGCGCTGACCATTCGTCGATGCGCTCGCCAGCGGCAGAGGTGACGTTTGTTTGGCCGTAAAGTTGGGAAAGCGGAGCGACATAGTTATTGAACTGAGGATATCGTCCAACGATTCCGCGTGTGAAGATACTCATTCAGAACCTACCGATGCTAGAAATGACAGAGCCAATGTTGCTACTCCCGCTGCAATTAAACCTGCGCCTAATCCAGCCAGAACGCCAATACCGCTAACGATGAGGATTGAGCCAAGAATCTCAGCTGTTGAAGTGATCAACGTCAAAGACGGACGGAACTTCGCCATATTTGGTTTCTCCCATTGTTGAAAGGTTGAAGACGGGTGGTAGATAGTCGCCTTGTCCATGCCACCAGGTAGCACGTTCTAAAGCCATTACTGAAGCAACTGCCAAGTCGATGCGTCGAGTTGATCCGCGCTTCTCTTTGGCTAATCGAGAGCCGCGTTGGTCGACTTTCAATGTTGCGTTTCCGATGTGACGTTCCAATTTTGGATCGCCGTTGTGTGTGAGCTGATTGTTGACGACTGCTTCATAGAAGCGGGTGGTCGCCGGTGTCATGCGACTTGCTGTCTGCGGGAATGTAACGATCGGCAGACCTTCATCCTCAAGGACTTGAAAGGTTCGCGCCCATCGATACGGGTCGCACGCTATTTCGACGACGTCGTATTTCTTGCACGCTTCGCGGATGGCTTCCTCAACTTCGAGAATAGGAATTTGCCAATCTGCGCCAGCCTCTTCGGGCTTCTCCCAAGTGTGGAGAGGAACGATGTGCGGGATTTCTGTGCAGGTAACTGCAACGATAACGGTGCAATCACCGTTGAACGAGCCGTCAAAACCAAGGACGACTTTTTCTTCGGATTAGAT